GTTAAAACCAATATTATTCAATGAGTTGTCAAAATATCATTGGTTTGTTGGATTGTATTTATCTGCATCTCATAAATCATTACACGTTTGGACAAAAATAACTCCAATAACAATTCAGCACAATCACCGTCGAATTGAGTATATGTGCAATTTCCGTCATAAATATTCGTACATTTATATTATACTTTTACAATATGCTGAAAAATTGAATTATACAAAGGATGATATTATAAAGTATATTGATATGGCAATGGCTAAACCACAACAGGGTATTTTCATATCATCAGATTTTTATCCATTAATCAATACGAATTTTTATGATGAAAGATTAAATGTCAATTTTGAACAAGCATTATATAATGGCGTTGAAGCAATCAATTGGATATCTCATCCTGATTTGAAGAACATATTTTATAAACTTGAATGGTTTGCAAATGATGAAGTTCGAGAACCAATTGATGTTAGTAAATTGTCAAATATTGAAGAACGTAATATGGATAAAAATGAGCGTGTTCACTATAAGCATGCTCAACGTTGGCAAATTGCTAATACACTTGTTGCATTATATGGCGAAACAAAAGCAACACAGTTGATTAGTACAATATGTTCTCATACACCAATGAATGAGTTGGTTGGTGATATAAAAACTGCTGCTGTACATAATAAACCAATATCATTATGGGCTGTAAACACATTGAACTCAAAACATGGATTCAAAATTGAGTTATCAAATGAAGTTTATAATAATGAATTTGATAAAATTAAGGAAAAAATAGATAATACAAAAGATAATGCAATTGATCCGATTAAAGTATTAAATGAATCAACTGAAAAAACAATATTATATATTAAGAATAACCAATATTTGTCGGATATTAAGGATGAAATATTATCAAATTTAGCAAATATTACATTGTTAGAAGCAGGTGCAGGATATGGTAAAACAGAAATGATTAAATCATTGAAGGACAGAACATTATTGATTTTACCATTTACATCAACAATCAAAGCAAAAGTTGAATTTTCTGAGGTAACAAAGGATTGGTTATATTATTATGGAAACAAACGTCCAACGTTACAAGAATTAATGGGTACACAAAATATGACAATGACCATTGATAAGTTTAGTAGGCTGAATTTGATGGAACTTGACCAGGCAAATTTCAAATATATTGTCATTGATGAATCACATTTACTATATACATCATCATACCGAGATGTTATGGCACCAACAATTCAACGATTGGCTAATTGTACGAATACAAAAGTTATTATGATGTCAGGTACACCAACAGGCGAAACATTATTTTTTCCAAATATCAAACATATAAAAGTGATAAAGGAAGATAATCGAATTAAGCAAATGGATATATATCTTTGTCAAAAGCCAATTGATAAATTAATCACAATGGCTGATTATATGGCTGAAGATATAATGAATGATAAGAAAATATTATATCCATCAAATAACGGTAATTTATATTATGAACAAATTATTGGATTGGTGCAGGACAGATTAAACCAAAAATGTTTAGCAGCAAATAAACCTGTTAAAATGTTACAATCATTTTATTATAAAAAATCCAATTATGGTGATGAATCAATGGATGAAATTGATGTGAACAAATCAATAGGTAATAATGATATAATATGTTGTTCAAATTATTTGTCAGTTGGTGTTGATATATGTGACCGATATAATTTCTCAATATATTTCTCAAAAATGTGGATTCCTCAGGATATTGAACAGTTTGCAAATCGAATTAGAAATAATAACTTATATATTAAATTGTTTTTGGAGCGTTCAACATCTGATGGCACATTTATTGACTATAATATAACTAAACAATTGGATTTGGATTTCAATAATAATGAATTATTGTTTATGCATGATATATTACAGGTATGTAATGATATGTTGGAACGTAATAATGAAGAATCAAAATATAATCCAATGATCTCATCATTATTGTCCACAAATAAATTCTTAAAATATGATGAAAATGAATGTAAGTATTATATTGATGAGACAACATATAAATTACAGATATTTGAGGAACGTTATTCACAGTATAGCAAACAATTGAATGTCATTGTAAGTAGTATGAGATATTATGGATATGATACACTTATTCATAATATGGATAGTGTTATTGCTGATGAAGAAGTTGATGCAGCTGAAACTTTGTTCAAACATTACCGTCGAGCACATTATAATGAGCAAACAGCAAAAACATTTAAGTTCTTACACCATATCAATGAAAAGAATATTGATGTATATCGAGACATAATGAAAGGTGCTTATAATATATTCAAGGATGAAGAATATCGTGAAATACGTGAAGACAATAACTTATATGTTGAAGATATTGAAATCGTATTGAAGAACCTTCCAATTTATATGAAATTATATACATTTTATGACCCTGAGACGATTATTGATATATATGATTATTGTTTGAACAAAAACACAAATAAAATCAATTACTCGCAACTAGATCGAATAAGAAAATTCGTTACAATTGAAGACAACAGGCGTAAACGTAAAATTGATTTTCCAATATATAAATTTGTATTGGATGCTCAAAAATTCGCAACGGATAACCAATATATTGATAAACAACACTTGGAGGAATGGTTGGCGAATTATGCAGCAAAAATAGCAAATTCAATTAAGAATTTAGTTATTGAAGATGTTGACTTGCTTGAAACAATATACGAATTAACAAAAGAATTATTTGATATTGTTGTAATCAAAAAACAAAGTAAGCGAGGCGTTATTCAGATACAGCCATTTGAATTGTTATGGGAACGTAAATATAATTTGTTTGACAAATTTGGTGGAAGTATTTATACAAAGGAATTCTTTGTTGAGGAACTTGTAAACAATATTAAAGAAAATGAATATACTGATGATGAGTATGTACGTGGTCGAGAACTTGAAATGACTCAAAAATTGAAACTTGATGATATTAAAGAATTACTTCCAAAGATATTACATAAAAGTTATGATTATTATGTATATTCAGATGCTGATGGTTCAAATACACGATTTATCGAAAAACAAGAACATACAAAACACGAGCATTTTGTGGATGTTAGAGATACATTAATTGACCAAGTTATCAAAGAACAAGAAACCAAAAAATTCCAAACAGATTTATTTGAAAATGAAAGTGAAGGTATTTAAACCTTCACTTCATTACTACGGTAAAGTTATCAATGTAAATTTTACCGAAAGCGCTCATCAGTTCAGCCTTGATAACTTTGTTTTTAATGCGCTTTGCAACACCGTTGAGAACGGGCATATAGTAAGTGAATCCTTGGTAGTAACTAGCCTTCACTTCGGGGAACGTGTAAGTTACGTTATTGATGGTGATTTCTCCATCAGCATTTGGCCAGGATTTAAGTTCAAGGTAAACATATTTGCCTTCATTGGCCTTTTGAAGCATGTTGTTCTGAGCACGCTTTTTCTCATTCTCGCGTTCACGTACCTTTGGAGAAATAAGGTGGCCATTTTCTTCAGTATAATCAAAATATTTAAGAAGGCAGCGCTTGCAGTATTCGCGGCTTTCATCGGGAATAAGATCATTGTCAAGGTTCATATACCACTCAATGTACCAGCCTTCATTTATTTCATCAATACGCTTTCCATTGTATTTACCAAAGCGAAAGGTTTCAGTTGAGGTAAACACGGTTTTGTTATAGGTATTGAAGCTACGCTTTTTGCCATTGAGCATCGGATCAACAGCAAGTTCTGGAAATTTGGCGGTTGCTGTCTCGAGATCATCGGCAACCTTGCGGATGTACTTGCACTCGGTATATTCAACGTAGCGGTCAGCTTTAGTTTCTACGATGTGACGGGTAAGTTCCCAACGAGCGAAAAATTTACCAGTATATCCAAGAACTATCATAATATTGAATTTTTTGATTACATATTGAATGATAAACATATCAAATGTTTTACATATAAATATAGATCTTTTTAGAAAAAAATTTAAACAATATATAAAAAATAATTCAATAATAAAATTATTTTTAATAAAATATAGATATTACATTATGATAGAAGGAATACTTATTTTTGTATGTGGATTTTTATGTGGTAAATATACAGATCAAATTAAGGCGTATATTGTTAAACTTATAAATAAATTTAAGAAAAACGACAATGAAGAAATTATCACAGATTAGTGAGGCATATTCTGATTCATGGTTAGATTCAGAATCAAAACGAATAATTATCGAAAAACTTAAAAATGCTCTTAAAGAAGAACTAAATGCATGGTATGGTTATATAATTGTTAAAGATTTCTTAGTAGGATCTAATCGTCCAACAATTACAAAATTATATGAAGAAACTGCAAAAGATGAATTAGAAGATCATGCATATTGGTTAATGAAACGTATAAATGAATTAGGTGGAACAATTGAAGATATTACTGTAAGTCCTGCATCATGGTTAACTGCCACTCATACATATGAATCTCCAAAATGGAAATCAAAATATTCTGCAGAAAGCGGAATTCTATCCAGTGATGGAGAAGAAATAGTTATACCTATAGTTGATTCATTATTTACTAATGTTACAAATGAAATGGGTGCAATCGAAACATACAGAGAATTAATTGAAATTGCATCATGTTCAAAAGATTGGACAACAGCAAACAAATGTAAAGAAATACTTGCTGATGAAGAAGAACATCTACAATTACTTCAAGATTATCTTGATGATATGGTTGAAAGAAGAAATGAAATAAATTTAAATTAAAATTATGAAAACAATAATTACTTATATATCTGAAAAACTTAGATTAAATACAGCAAAAACATATACTTGTCAGCCCCAAACTAAAAAAGAACTTAGAAATATATTAGAA